GTTCAGATGTCCGGATTTAAAGAAGCTGGGGATTACTAATGACAACTTCGGGTTCAAGAGACTTCAATCTTGATGTTGGCGAGGTAATTGAGGAAGCATACGAGCGGTGCGGGCTTGAGGTCCGCACGGGCTATGATGCTCGCACGGCGCGTAGGTCCTTGAATCTGATGTTTGCAGACTGGGCTAACCGTGGGTTAAACCTGTGGACAGTTAAGCAGGGGACGATCACCCTTACCCAAGGTCAAGCGCAGGAGACGTTGCTGGACGATGTGGTAGATCTTCTGGATGTTGTAGTGCGTCGAGATGGTACGGACTTTGAGGTGGAGCGTATCAGCCGCGGCGAGTATGCAACGCTTCCTAATAAGACCACTCAAGGACGAACCAGTCAGTACTGGTTGAACAGGCAGATTGATCCTGTAATCAACCTTTGGGCTGTGCCAGAGAACTCAACGGATCAGTTGATTTACTATTATGTCCGTCGGATTGAAGATGCCGATTCTTTGGTTGATACAACAGATATGCCGTTTCGTTTTTTCCCTTGTATGGTTGCAGGGCTAGCTTATTACATGGCTATGAAACGAGCGCCGGAGCGTGTTCAGATGCTGAAGTCGGTGTATGAAGAAGAGTTCCAACGTGCGGCGGACGAGGACCAAGGTCGGACTCCTTTAAAACTGCAGCCTAGTTTGAGTTACTTGAGGGTATAATGGCATACGCTAGCGGTAAAAATGCTTGGGGTATATCTGATCGGTCTGGTCGCCGTTACCGTCTTCGTGAGATGAAGGTGGAGTGGACTGGGGCCAAGGTTGGCCCAGACGAGTTCGAGCCCAAACATCCGCAGTTGTATCCACCCAAGGCGTATCCAGATCCGCAGGCTTTACGAGATCCTCGTCCTGAGACGCAGCTTTCCGAGCAACGGGCAGTGCAGTGGGGCTGGAACCCTGTGGGATTTAACTATCAACCAGGGATCTCTCCTGACAACGAATTAGTTGCTACAGGTTCTGTAGGAACAGTAGTGGTGGTGACAACATGAGTTTTACATATGACGAGCTAAAACAAGCTATTCAAGACTACACAGAGAACTCGGAAACTACTTTTGTGAACAATCTTCCTTTGTTCATTCGAGCATCTGAGGAGCGCATTTTAAAAAATGTGCAACTTGATTTGTTCCGGCGGAATCAGACGGCAACTTTGACTGCATCAAACGCTTTCCTCAATTGTCCTAGCGACTTCTTGGCTCCATTCTCTTTGAGCTACACCGTTAACGGGGCCAGAGAGTTTATTGAGTTCAAGGATGTGTCGTTTGTTCAGACATACACCCCTAACACTGCGACGGAAGGAACACCTAAATACTACGCTCAGTTTGACGTTGAAAACTTCTTGGTGGCTCCGACTCCAGATGTAAACTACGCAGTCGAACTGCACTACCTGTACCGCCCTGCCAGTTTAACTGCGGGTGCGGGGTCTGGTACGACGTGGATCAGCATTAACGGAGAGTTAGCTCTTTTGTACGGCGCACTTGTGGAGGCTTACATCTTTATGAAAGGTGAGCCGGACGTTATGCAGCAATATAACCAGCGGTTTAATGAGTCGATAATTGGACTCAAGATGCTGGGCGAAGCAAAAGAAACCACTCAAGAGTACCGAGTCGGTAAGGTAATAAGGGATAAACAGTAATGTTTAAGGTAGATGTTAGTGTACCGGAAGAGCCTTTCTTGACGGTGAAGACTACAGAAAACCGGGGGTTTACCCCTGACGAAGTTGCTGAACGCTGTGTTGAAAAGCTGATTAGTGTGTCTGACAGGGCTCACCCTGCAATACGCGACCAAGCCAAGGCGTTTCAAAGACACATGGAAAAGGTCGTTGCATTCTATATGAGAGAAGCTATTCGCAGTGACCGCACAACTGTGTATAATGCCCTAAGAGAAGCTGGGCACCCTGAACTGGCTGACGCAATAAGGAGACTTTAAAATGGCGATCACACAAGCAATGTGTACGTCTTTCAAGACAGAATTACTTGAAGGCAAGCACGACTTTACCAACGGACAAGACACCTACAAGCTGGCACTTTTTACAAGTGCTGCTACGCTTGATGCAACCACGACCGATTACTCGACTACGAACGAAGTAACGGGTACGGGTTATAGCGCAGGCGGCGGCACCTTGGTAAATGTAACACCAACATCTTCTGGTACAACGGCGTTTACTGATTTTAACGACCTGACTTTCTCAGCGTCTACAATTACAGCAAACGGCGCTATGATCTACAACACTCAGACGGGTGGTGGTAGTGGCACGACAGATGCTGTTGTTATTTTGGCGTTTGGTTCGGATAAGACTTCGACAAACGGTGATTTCACTATTCAGTTTCCAACTGCCGACGCGACGAACGCCATCATCCGTATAGCCTAAGAGGTAACTCCTTATGGCGGCAATTACTGGATGGGGCAGAGGAACTTGGTCTCAAGGCCCTTGGGACGCACCTATTCCGGTCATTGTTACGGGAGAGGCCGCTACAGGTGCGGTTGGTTCTGTCACAGTTGTTGGTGTTGCGAACGTCCCAGTTGTCGGACTTGCTGGCACGGGTGGCGTTGGTTCTGTTGTTGTCACAGCAGATGCTAACGTCAATGTAACTGGAGAGACCGCCACTGGCGGCGTTGGTTCTGTTGTCGTCACAGCAGACGCGGTTGTTGAACCTACAGGTCTTGCTGGCACTGGCGGCGTCGGTTCTGTTACAGTTGTTGCCGACGCACTTGTTCAACCCACAGGCGTTGCTGCAACAGGAAATGTTGGTTCTGTCACGGTTGTTGCCGAGGCTAATATATCCGTCACAGGTCTTGCGGCAACTGGAGAGATTGGCTCGGTTGTTGTAGAGGCTGAAGCAAATGTCCCTGTTTCTGGCTTGGTTGGCACTGGCGGTGTTGGTTCTGTCACGGTTGTTGCCGACGCACTTGTTCAACCTACAGGCGTACAAGCGGCGGGTGCTGTTGGCACGGTTGTAGTCACTTCTGATGCGGTTGTATTGCCCCTAGGCATTGAGGCCGAGGGCGAGCTTGGCAATGTTGAAGTCGGCATTCGTGTCATTGTTCCAGTAACAGGGTTGGAAAGTACAGGAAATGTTGGTAGTGTAGTTGTAGTAGCTGACTCAAATGTGTCAGTTACAGGACTAAACGCCACTGGAGAGGTCGGCGCAGTATTTGTTTGGAGCGAGATAGATCCGAACCAAAATCCGAACTGGACAGGCGTATCGCCGTCACAGTCTCCAAGTTGGTCCGAAGAAACTCCGTCTCAAGTACCTGGTTGGACCGATATAGCGGCATAGGAGAAATGAATGCCTAGTACATACACAACTGCCAACGGCATTGAGCTTATCGCTACTGGCGAGCAGTCTGGTGCGTGGGGCGATACAACAAACATTAACCTTCAGATTGTTGACCGCGTCCTTACGGGTGTCGGCACGATAACGCTTTCTGGAACCACGCACACGCTTACCACCACGGATGGAACACTATCTGACGGTATGTATAAAGTTTTGGTTCTTAGCGGCTCGCCGTCTGGCACGAACACTATTACGATCTCTCCTAACAACGCTCAAAAAGTTTACCTTGTGTACAACAACTCCGGCCAGTCTGCGATATTTACACAAGGCTCTGGAGCAAATGTCACTGTAGCTAATGGGGCAACCAAGCTCATCTATACGGATGGTGCTGGTGCTGGGGCGGCGGTCTCCGATTTTACAGCCACTTTAGAGATGGCTTCTGTAAACATTACTGGCGGTTCGGTTACGGGTATTACAGACTTGGCGGTAGCGGATGGCGGTACGGGTGCTTCGACTGTTTCAGCGGCACAAACAAATCTAGAAGTTGACCCGGCTGGCACAGCCGTGGCTCTGGCAATTGCGTTGGGTTAGGATAAACAATGGCAAATACGTTTAAAAGAAAACTCTCTCGGGCTATAGGCACTTCGCTTACGGCGGTAGGAAGCTACACGGTTCCAAGTTCCACATCGACCACGGTCATTGGCTTAGTGGTTTCAAACATAACCGCGTCTCAAGTTTTGATTACGGCGACTGTTAACGACGGATCGAACGACACCAACCTTATTAAGGACGCCCCGGTGCCCAGCGGCGGTGCGATTGTTATTGTTGGTGGCGATCAAAAAGTTGTTCTTGAGACTTTGGATAGTGTTAAAGTAAAATCAGACACGGCTTCTTCTGTTGACGTAGTGATGAGCATTCTGGAGATCACCTAATGGCATATATCGGGAACCCCCCAGCGGAAGCGTACACGAACACCGTGAAGGATAGCTTTAACGGCGACGGTTCCACAGTAGCCTTTACCATGTCTCAACCCAGCGTCACGAACGATGTTCGAGTTGTTGTTGAGAACGTGATTCAAGACCCGACGGTCGCGTACAGTTGTTCGGGAACTACTCTTACGTTTACGTCAGCGCCTCCGAGTGGCACGGACAACATCTACGTTGTGCACTTGGGCCCTGCTGTTATGACGACGGTTCCTCCGAGCGATATTGCGAGTGCGACTACGTTTGCGTCTAATGTCACGGTTCAAGGTGCGTTCACCTCACCGGGCATTGATGATAACGCTAACGCCACGGCTATTACTATTGATGGCTCAGAGAATGTCTTGGTGGGTACTACTGATCCCGATGGTGGGATAAATGGTTCTTCCACTCAGGGTATTAGTTTATCTAGCGGTTCTTTTATAGGGGCTTCCCGTAGTTCAGGAAATGTTCTTGAACTTAATAGACAAACCACTGACGGAACTATTGCTAATTTCCGCAAAGACGGCACCACTGTGGGGGGTATTGGGGTTAATAACTCCTTGACTTATATTACGACAAACGGTGGTTTTGGCGTTGGGTCTGGTATTACCTTTGACTCTACTGGGGTACTTCCTACAACTAGAACTGGCGGTGTAATAGATAATGCTTTTGACGTTGGGTCATCGTCATACCGCTTCAAAGACCTCTACCTCTCTGGCGGTGTCTACCTTGGCGGGGTAGGGTCGTCCAATCTGCTGGATGACTATGAGGAGGGGACTTGGACAATTACAAGTCCTACTGCTGCGGGGTTTTCCATTAGCGCAATAGATGCTCAGGAATGTTACTACCAAAAATCAGGCAAGTGGGTTTCGATTTGTGGCTATGTAAAGTTTACAGTTCCTAGTTCACCAGAAACAGTTGTAATTGGTGATTATATAGCATTCTCCCCTTCCAGTTTACCGTTTTTGCCTGAGGTTCTAGATGGCATTTCAGTAAACAGTCAGCTTGGCACTTGCCATATGTATAATAGTTATGGTGGGTCTGAAAACACTTTTGGCTTTATGACGTGGACTGGCGGCAATGTGTACTTATACATTGGCCAAAGTGTTACGGGTTCACCACAATCAAACAACCCAATATATTTTGTTGCGACATATCGCACAGACTAACCCCACACCACGGGGTCGGACAGGTGGCACTGCCACGATAAACACAGGAGGCCAACATGGCACTAACAGAACGCACAGTTGAAGACAAAATTGAGATTGTCGGAGACTACAAACACATCCAAGTCAGAACCGCAGTCGTGATTGAACGTGACGGTGTAGAGATCAGCCGATCTTTCTCACGCCATGTCGTTGCACCGGATGCTGACATCACAGGCGAAAGCGCAGAGGTTCAAGCTATCTGTGCGGCGGTTCACACACAAGCGGTTAAGGATGCTTATGCAGCCCATCTAGCCTCACAGGAGTTGGGCAATGAGTAAGGCACGGGATACGGCAGACCTGAACAACGGCATTGATGTCGATGCTTCAAACAACGTGGGCATTGGGACGACTTCGCAGAGCAACGCCCTTCAAGTTCGTCGCGACAGCACAACTTCTGCAACAAACTCTCAGGTCATGGTTGAAAACAGGACGGGTGCCGTAGGTCAGTATTCGCTTTATGGCACTCGCTTTGATAACGGGTCTGGCGCTGGATTTACTCCTGTTGCGTTTGGCTCTGTTCAAACGGCTGCGGCAGGCAGAACTGGCGACTTTGTTGTTTCTGTTTCAGATACAGACAACGTTGATTTGAGTGCAGACGAGCGCATGCGCATCGACAGCAGCGGACACGCCCTTATTGGATTAACAAGCAGTGCGGGTGGCACTAACGGTGCTGCGTTACAAGTAAGAGGAAACACCTCTTATACAGATTATAGTATTGCGTTAATGGATGTTAGCAATACAGTTGCAGGGCGAATGCACCTTTTATCTTCAGGTTCAAATTCAGTTTCTATTGATGCCGATCCAGATCAGCAGGGTGCAGACTCATATTTGTCGTTTACTGTTGATGCCTCCGAAGCCATGCGCATCGACTCATCGGGCAAAGTTATTATCGGCATAGAACCAGACAATACATACTCGCATGGTTGGTCTAGTATTGGTGGTGTTCAAGACTCGTCAAGAGACAGTACAGCGGCAAGAACACACTACACATTTAGAAACCCTAATGGTAGCGTAGGCACTATTCAAACCAGCGGCTCATCCACATCCTTCAACACCTCCTCAGACTACCGCCTGAAGACTGACGCACAGCCAATGACAGGTGCATCTGCCCGTATCCAAGCGTTGAACCCTGTGAACTTTGAATGGATTGTAGACGGTACTCGTGTCGATGGCTTCCTTGCTCACGAGGCACAGGACATTGTCCCTGAAGCTGTCTCAGGCACAAAGGACGCAATGCGTGACGAGGAGTATGAAGTTACTCCTGCGGTTCTAGATGACGATGGTAACGTAGTTACTGAAGCCGTCATGGGTACTCGCAGTGTTCCTGACTACCAAGGCATTGACCAGAGCAAACTCGTACCCCTGCTAACTGCTGCACTACAAGAAGCTCTCACAGAAATAGCTGACCTGAAAGCACGGGTCACAGCATTGGAGGCCGTATAATGCCATATCAAGGACGACAGCCGGGAGTAGGTGTACGAAACCGCTTTATCTTCACCGCTACGAGCGGCCAAACGTCCTTTAGCGGCGCTGACGACAATGGCTCGACGTTAAAGTACGACGACGGGGCTTACGTTGACGCCTATCTTAACGGCGTGTTGCTTATTCCGTCCACGGACTACGCTGCTACAACCAAGACCTCGGTGGTTTTGACGAGCGGAGCGGCGACCTCGGACATTCTTGAGGTTGTAGCTTACGGGATTAGCTCGATTGCTGATACGGTTTCGCGGTTGAATGGCGGTGAGTTCGGCGGGAATATTACGTCAACCAAGTTTTTGACGACGACAACGAAGGTAGAAACTGCTATCTTCCGAGTTAACGAACAGACGCTGTCTACGGACACAACCATTGACGCAGATGAAAACGCCAACGCAACGG